ATTATTCCTTCTGAGCTTCAGTTTACTGCTGAAAGACTTATGAAGTCTCAAGGTAGAACTGGAACAGCTGATAACGATATCAATGCTATCGTATCTATGGGTATGATTCCTCAAGGTTATAGAGTGAACAACTACCTAACTGATACAGATGCATTCTTTATCTTAACAGACGTACCTAATGGTATGAAAATGTTCACAAGAGCTCCATTGACAACTGCAATGGAAGGTGACTTCGATACTGGTAACGTAAGATACAAAGCTAGAGAAAGATACTCATTTGGTGTATCTGACCCTAGAGGTATCTTCGGTGTATCCGGAGCTGCTTAATAGCTAATTTTTTGTGGCGGGACATAGTCTCGCCACAATCATAAAATAAACGGTGAGATTCATGAAAAAATTTATAGTAAATATTTGGGCGTACGATCATCATGCAAAATTTGATGTATTGTCCCTAGATGACCCACAATCCTTAGAAGATGCAATCCTTGACAAACTTGGAGAAAATGTTATAAAGTGGGAAAACCTTGGAATATCTTATGATAACAAGGTAAATAGAATAACCTATGAGGAGGTTATAGATGATACAAGACCTATACAAACAAAAAAGGTCCTTGGAGTTGAAGTGGGAACAGGAGTATCTGGGTAACAATAGATATACTCTTGAAATGGTCAGAATTGATGACAAAGTAAAAGAAGTCATCACAAAGATCAAGCTGGAAGAAGCAGCTATTGCCCATAGACAGAATTCTGTCGAAGGTGCAGCTCCACAAGTTTCAGTAGCTACTTAATAAAAAGCTACATCGTTGAATAAATTCAATTCACATTACAGGCTCTCTTGCACTCTACTAAAATCTAGTATATAGTTTCGTCACTATACAATTTAATTAGAATACTGACGAGTATAGTCGACGGCCTAGAGACAGTATTCGGAAAACTAGGAGGATAATTATGGCAAAAACTACATTTTCGGGACCGGTAATATCTCAAAAAGGATTTATTAATCTTGGACCGAGCATGACAGTAAGCTTAACAGCTGATACAACTTTAAATGTTAAAGATCACGCTGGTAAGATTTTACTTACAAATGATGCTGATGGTAAATTTACTTTACCAAGTATTAAAACTACAGCAGACGGAGCTTCAGCTGGACCAGACGCAGATCCAAACAACGTTGGATTTGGTAATTCTACACAAAACAATATTGGTGCAACTTTTCATTTTTATGTTGAAACAGCTGCAACTGATATGGACATTTTAACTGATGGTACTGACAAATTTAGAGGTGGTATCATGGTAGCTGTAGATGATGGTTCTAAAAAAGCTTTCATTCCAGCTGCATCAAATGATGTTATAACTATGAATGGTTCTACAAAAGGTGGACTTGAAGGTAGTGTAGTATCTATCACAGCAGTTGATGCTGCTACGTACTTAGTTCACAATTCTTTATTGCTTGGATCAGGTACAATAGTAACACCGTACGCGGATAGTTAATAAATAATTAGTGTGGGGCTTCGGCCCCACATATTAATTTTAAGGAGAAACAAATATGGCAACATCAGATCAACAGTTTTCTACAAGAACTTCTGACGGTAGATTTGGTAAAGCAACAGACGCTTCAGGTTCATATATTGGACCAGCTAGAATAACTTATATTCAAGTTGAAGGCGTAGCTAATAGTAACATCAAACTTTATGATGGAACAGATAACTCAGGTGCTTTAGTATTCGAAGGTAATTGTGGAACTGAAGGGTTAGACATTTATGTACCAGGAAGTGGTATTAGATGTAGAACTGGAATATATTTAGACTTAACCAATACAACATCAGTTACTATTGGATATACTGGCTAGGAGGTTAAATGGCTAACACTACCTCGGGCACTACAACGTTCGACAAAACATTTGCTATTGATGAAATAATAGAAGATGCTTTTGAACGTATCGGATTAAATTCTGTAGCAGGTTATCAATTAAAATCTGCGAGAAGATCTCTTAATATTTTATTTCAAGAATGGGGTAATAGAGGTATTCACTATTGGGAAATAGGAGAACTTGATCTTGATTTAATAGAAGGACAAGCTGAGTATAAGTTTTTTAGATCAAGCGATGATGGTACAAGTGCTACTTCAAACCCAAATGGTGTATATGGAATGTCCGATGTCCTTGAAGCACAGTTAAGATCTAATAGAACTCAAACAACTCAATCAGATAGTCCTATGACAAAAGTAGATAGATCTACTTATGCAGGTTTCTCTAATAAGTTATCTAAAGGAACACCTAATCAATATTGGGTTCAAAGATTTATTGATCATGTTAGTATTAGTATTTATCCAACACCAGATTCAACTAATGCATCTAAAGATATGCATTTCTATTACATAAAAAGAATTCAAGATGTAGGAGATTATACGAATGCATCTGACGTACCATTTAGATTTGTGCCTTGTATGGTTGCAGGTTTAGCATTTTATCTTGCACAAAAATATCAACCACAAATGGTTCAACAAATGAAATTATACTATGAAGATGAATTAGCAAGAGCGCTTGCAGAAGATGGTTCAGCTTCTAGCACATACATTACACCAAAAGCTTACTACCCAGGAACATAATGCCTAAGTACGCAACAGGAAAATATGCAAAAGCTATCTCAGATAGAAGTGGTCAAGAGTTTCCATATAAAGAAATGGTTAGAGAATGGAATGGTGCGTTTGTACATGTTTCTGAATTTGAACCAAAGCAACCACAGTTAGAACCAAAACCTCTTTCTGCTGACGGTGTTGCATTAAGAAATGTAAGAACAGATAGAACAGAACCTGTTACAACTGTTTTGATAGCAGAGAATGGTTTTGAAACATATGCTGCAGGATCTGGAATTATAAATGTTTATTCACCTGGTCATGGTTTGACAAATGGCACAACATATTTATTTAGAGGTCCTCCAACAATATCACCAGGTACTGGCACGCCTTATAATCCAGTTGGTGGTGCAGCTGGTAATCCTGTTTTTGCATATGCAACAATTCCTAATTTTGATGGAATTACAGGAGCACAAATAGGACAAGGTTCAGGATACGCTGTTACAACAGGAAAATATATTCCTGATACAGGAGACGGAAATCCAGGAAGAGGTACAACTGATTATTTAATTTCAAATTTCTTCTTCTTTACAGTTAACTCAGATACTGCTACAACTGGTAGTGTAAAAGGAGGAGGCTACGGTTGTTCCGTTGGGCCTATAACTATTGAAGGATGATTAAAAAATTTTTAAATTGGATAAAAAATATATTTAAACCTGAGAAACAAGATCCTCATCTTGAAATGTATGAAGAAACTGCGAAACAAAAAAAGATACGTTTAAAACATAAAGGGGATATTAAATAATGGCTGGTTTAAGTTACAGTGATTTAGTTACAAATATTAGAAATTATACTGAAACAGATTCAAATGTTTTAACAACAGATGTTTTAGAGAATATAATTTTAAATGCACAATACAGAATTTTTAGAGATGTACCCATTGACGCTGAAAGAAAACAACAATTAGGTAATTTTGCAGCAGGTCAAGAATCTATAAATGCTCCTGCTGGAGCATTATTTATAAGAGGTATACAAGTTTACGATACAAACGGATCTGCTATTACAGGAGCTAATAGATGGCTAGAGAAAAAAGATATGACTTATCTTCAAGAGTATCAAGATATTACAGGCACATCTGCAGCTCAAGGTCAACCTAAATATTATGCTATGTTTGGTGGCGCAACAGGTAATACTGATACTACATCAGGGAGAATATTTGTAGCTCCTACACCAAATACAACATACAGATTTAGAGTGCATTTTAATAAAATGCCGGATACTTTAGCCTCAGATAATACAACAAACTATATTAGTCTTAATTTTCCAAATGGCCTTTTATATTGCTGCTTGTCAGAAGCATATGGATATCTAAAAGGTCCGATAGATATGTTGACACTATACGAAAATAAGTATAAACAAGAGATACAGAAGTTTGCTAACGAACAAGTTGGTAGAAGACGAAGAGATGACTACACTGATGGCGCTGTTCGTATACCAGTTAACTCAGCAAACCCATAGGAGATAAATTATGGCAATAACATCGGCAATATGTTCAAGTTTTAAACAAGAACTTTTACAAGGTAAGCACAACTTTTCTTCATCAGGTGGAGATACTTTTAAATTAGCTTTATATGATAGTGATGCATCTTTAGGTGCAGGTACAACAGACTATTCAACATCAGAAGAAATTACAAATACATCAGGAACAGCTTACACAGCAGGTGGTGCAACTCTAACAAGATCTGGAGTTGGATTAACTGGAACAACTGCATTCACAGATTTTTCAGACGTAACTTATTCGTCAGCCTCTTTCACAGCAAATGGTGCTTTAATTTATAATACAACAACTGCAACTGGCACAGGAACAACTGATGCAGTCGCAGTCATCGCTTTTGGTGGAGACAAAACAGCAAGTAATGGAACTTTTAAAATTGAGTTTCCTACAAACGACGCTACAGCCGCAATAATCAGATTAGCATAGGAGGTCGACCATGTCGACGACTTCAGGATGGGGCAGGTTTACCTGGGGCCAAGCTGAATGGAATGAGGACGTAACTCTTAAAACGGGTTGGGGTGCTCAACAATGGAGTGGCGATGGTGGCTGGGGAGATCTCTCTGATCAAACTATTTCTGTTTCTTTAACAGGTATACAAATTACATCTAGTATTGGTTCTGTAACTGTTGACGATGTTATTGTTGGTTTAACTGGTTTAGAATCTACTTTCTCACAAGGTGAAGCTTTTGTTCCTGTAAATATAGATGGAATATCTTTTTCTGCATCTGTTGGTTCGTTAACAGTAAACGATGTTACACAAGGATTAAGTTTAAGCGCGATGACAGCTGTTCTTGGAACACCTGTCGTAGCTGATATGACTGTTGGAGTGACAGGTCTTGATATAACTTTATCTCAAGGCAGTGTTACCATACCAAACGTAACTGTTTTACCATCTGGTCAAGAAATAACTTTAACACAAGGAACAGCGACAGGGTCTTCATCTCAAGAAGCTAGTTTAACAGGTCAATCAATTACTTCTAGTTTAGGAAGTGTAACTGTACCTAACAATACAGCTATTCTTTCTGGTGTATCAGCTGAATTTTCAATAGGTTCTATTGTAGGTTTAGGTGGAGCTTTGGTTCAACCAAACCCTTTTGTTTTAACATCAAGTGTAGGATCTTTAACAGCTCCAGATGTAGCTCTTGGATTAACGGGACAATCATTTAGTGCTAGTGTTGGATCATTATCTGTAACCGATATTACTGTTGGATTAACTGGTATATCTGCAACAGTTAGTCTTGGAACTGTCAACATATTTGCTTATGGAGATATTGACACTGGTTCTAATACGTCGTATAGTAATATTTCAACGGGTTCGAATTCTTCATATTCGGATGTTGCAACTGGATCAAATACAAGTTATAACGATGTAGCAGCGTAGGAGAATTTTTATGGCATCATCATACACACCTTTAGGTGTAGAACTTCAAGCAACCGGTGAAAATGCTGGAACTTGGGGTACAAAAACAAATACAAACTTACAGATAATTGAACAGATATCTGGTGGTTACACAACTCAAGCTGTTTCCGATTCAGGAGACACTACATTATCAGTATCTGATGGATCAACAGGTGCAACGCTTTCACATAGAATTATAGATTTCACAGGATCACTTACAGGTTCAAGAAATGTTACAATACCTTTAGATGTACAAAACTTTTATTTTTTAAAAAATTCTACGTCTGGTTCACAGAACGTTGTATTTAAATATGTAACAGGTACAGGTACTTCAGCTACAGTTGCAAGTGGTAAAACTGTAATTGCATATGCAAAAGCAGATGATAGCACAAACCCAAATATTTCTACAATATCTTTAGCTAGTGATTTAGTTGATGATACTTCACCACAATTAGGTGGTAACTTAGATACTAATTCTTTCATGATAGACTTCGATGATGCTCACGGTATCAGAGATGAGAATGGAAACGAACAATTAATTTTTGAAACAACTGGATCTGCAGTAAACCATATTGATATTACAAATGCTGCAACAGGATCAGGACCAGAAATTGGTGCAGTTGGAGATGACTCTAATATTAATTTAGAATTAAGACCAAAAGGAACTGGTGAAATACAAATTGGTACAGGATCAGCTGCTGCAACACTTACATCAAGTGGTGCATATGATTTAGTTTTGGATACAAATGCTGGTACAAACTCCGGTAATATTACAATCACAGATGGTACAAATGGAAACATTACAGCTACACCAAACGGAACTGGTGAAGTTGTTGTTGGTGGTAATACAAACCCAGGTACTCTTGTTCTTAACTGTGAATCCAACTCTCATGGAATTAAACTACAGTCACCTCCACATAGCTCATCCCAGAGCTACACACTTAAATTTCCAACAGGAAATGTTACAGCAGATAGATTTTTAAAAGTAGCTAGTATTACAGGTTCAGGTACAACAGCAGTTGGTCAATTATCTTTTGCAGAAGTATCAGGCGGTACTTCATGGCAAGCAGTAAAAACTTCTACTTTCACAGCGGTAGCTGGTGAAGGTTATTTTGTTAACACTACAAGTGGTGTTATAACTATGAATCTACCTGCAGGTACAATAGGTGATGAAATAGTATTTATAGATTACGCAGGCACATTTGATTCTAACACATTTACAATCTCAGCAAATAGTTCAGAAAAAATAAATGGCTCAACAGCAGATTTAACAGTTTCAGTAGAAAGGGCAGCTAATACTTTAGTTTATACAGATGGAACTCAAGGTTGGTTGTTAAAGAATAAATAATCATGGCTACTTATAAAGAAAGTGTGGGCACAGCAGTCCAAAACATTGCTGGCGATACAGGTGCTGTTACAGGTCAACTTTGGTACGATAGCTCAGATTCAGAATTCAAATACAAATATCAAGCTTATGGTAATGCATGGTCTACTAGTAATTCCATGAATAACGATAGGCAAAATTTAGGAAGTGCAGGAACACAAACTTCTGCTTTAGCTATTGGTGGGTATGATGGATCAGCAAGAGGGTACACAGAAGTTTATGATGGATCTAGCTGGACTGAAACTACCGATTTAAATACTGCAAGAAGTTCTTTGGCAGGGGCTGGAGCATCAAGCACGTCTGCACTTGCTTTTGGTGGTTATAGCACAACTGCTACAAATGTAACTGAAACTTGGAATGGATCTAACTGGACTGAAGTAAACGACTTAACCACAACTAGAACTGCTTTAGCAGGAACAGGAACTCAAACAGCTGCATTAGCTTTTGGAGGTCAGCCAATGGGGGGAGAAACAGAAAACTGGAATGGAACTAACTGGACAGAAGTTAATGACATGAATGTTGGAAGAAGAGAGTTGGCAGGAACAGGAACTAATACTTCAGGTTTAGCTTTTGGTGGAGAAAATCCAGGAAATATAAGATTAGGATCAACAGAATTATGGAATGGGACTAACTGGACAGATGTTGCAGACTTAAACACTGCAAGAAATGCCATAGCAGGAACAGGAGCTGATAACACAGCTAGTTTAGCTTTTGGTGGAAACGTACCACCAGCAAGCACAGTCACAGAATTATGGAATGGAAGTATTTGGACAGAAACTTCAGATTTAAATATAGCAAGAGAAAAAAATGGTGGTGCAGGAACATCAATAGCAGGATTAACTTTTGCTGGATCTAATGTAACAGAACCTTACACAGGTTTTACTGAAGAATGGAACGCAAACATTAATCTTGGAGCATGGTACACGGGTGGAAGTTTAAATACTGCTAAACAAAATGGAGGATCGGCTGGAACACAAACAGCTTCGTTAGTTTTTGGTGGTAGTGATGGAACAAATATTATAGCTCAAACAGAATCTTATAATGGAACAGCGTGGGCTGAAGTAAACGATTTAAATACAGCAAGACAATTAAATAGAGGAGGAGCAGGAACTAATACAGCAGCTTTAACTGCTGGAGGAGCTTCCCCAGGAGATACAGACCAAGATAAAAATGAATCTTGGAATGGAACTAACTGGACTGAGGTTAATGATATGGTTGTAAGTAGATTTTCTACAGCTCAGTTTGGTGCAACGAATACTGCAGCTATTGTAGCTGGCGGACAACGTTTTAGTGGACCCGCTGCTATATCCGCATCAGCAGCAGTAGAACAATGGAATGGTTCAAACTGGACGGAAGTTAATGATTTAAATGCAGCGAAAAAACAATTAGCAGGTGCTGGAACATCCACTTCAGGACTAGCTTTTGGAGGAGAAAAATCACCTTCAGTTCCAGCAATAGCTGAAACAGAATCATGGAATGGAACAAACTGGACGGAAGTTGGAGATTTAAATAATGTAGTTCATTATAATGCAGGAGCAGGAGCAGATAACACTTCAGCTTTAAATTTTGGAGGAGCTAATCCAGCTCTCTCACCTACATATCTTGCAGTGACAGAATCTTGGAATGGAACTAATTGGACTAATGAAAATAATTTAAATGCAGCCGTGCAATTTTCTTATGGATCAGGAGCTCAAACAACTGCTTTATCAGCTGGGGGTTCTAATCCACCAACAACAGCAGCAACTGAAGAATGGGACGGAACAGGTTTTATAACAAAAACAATTACAACAACAACTGATTAAGGAGGACAACTATGGCAAAAACATATCAATACTGTGTAGCAGAAAACTGGGGTAAAGGATTCATCGATCACGTTGAAGCGATCAAAATATCTTTTAACGGTTTACCTGGTAATGTTTGGCAAGTTCCCGCTTACAACAAACATGCAAATCTTTGGATTGCAAAAGTAGGTGGAGATGTTAAAACGTTAGCTGAAGCTCAAGCGATTGTTGATGCAGAGGTCACAGCAGCACAAACTGCATGGGATGCTTTATCTGATGAAGAAAAAGCAGACAGTACAAGACCAGCTGACATTACATTGACTGAGTAAAAAGGAGATAAATGACCGAGTACAAAGGCACTAAAGGCGGAGCAGTACAAAACTTCGAAGAGGATCCTGATAACCCATACGTGGGCCAGGTATGGTATAACGAGACCACGGGAAATTTGCGTGTTCGTCAGACTACCTTGACAAGTGCTTGGGCTAGTGGTGGTAACATGAATACTGCTAGAGGTTATGGATATGGAACTGGAACTCAAACAGCAGCTCTTTCATTTAATGGAGAGGGTCCACCAGATACTACAGTAACAGAGTCTTATGATGGAACATCTTGGACAGAAGTAAACGACATGAATACTGCTAGACAACAATTAGCAGGAGCTGGAACTCAAACATCAAGTTTAGGTTTTGGTGGAAATAATCCTCCATCATATAATCTTAATGAATTATGGAATGGAACTAACTGGACAGCAGTTAATAATTTAAACACTGGTAGATATGGTAGAATGGGAAGTTCAGGAACAGACAATACATCTGCTTTAGGTTTTGGTGGAAGAACTGGACCAGCTTTACCTGCAGGAAATTCAGCACTAACAGAATCATGGAATGGAACTAACTGGACAGAATTAAATGATATGAATACTGCTAGATATAGCATTGGAGGTTTTGGTACTCAAACTTCAGCTATAGTTTTTGGTGGGGAAAGCACAGCAACAGAATTATGGAATGGAACTAACTGGGCTACTGTAAATTCTTTAAACACTGAAAGACAAAATACAGCAGGAGCAGGAGCTAGTAACTCATCAGGAATTGCTTTTGGAGGAGGACCTCCAGCGACAGTTAACACAGAAACTTGGGATGGAACTACTTGGACAGAAATGAATAATATGTCTGATTCAAGATTTGGTTTAAATGGAGCTGGAACTCAAACAACAGCAATAGCTTCAGGAGGTTTTCAACCTCCAGCTCCTAGTACAGGAGCAACAGAAGAATGGAACGCAGATTTTGCATATGGTGTCTGGGCGACTGGTGGTAATATGAATACTGGTAGAGATAGTTTAAGTGGAACAGCAGGAACAGCGACTACAGCTCTTGCTTTTGGTGGTATTGATAACTCACCAGCTTTATCAGCAGATACAGAATTATATAATGGAACAGCTTGGGCAGAATTAAATAACATGAACACAGCTAGAAGATTTAACGGTGGGGAAGGAACATCAACATCTGCTTTGACTTTTGGTGGAGCAACTCCACCTCTTACAAACATCACAGAATCTTGGAATGGAACTAACTGGACTGAAGTTAATGATTTAAATGGTACCAGAAGATACATTGGAGGCGCTGGAACTGATAACACATCGGCTTTAGGTTTTGGCGGATTACCAAGTGCTTTAACAGAATTATGGAATGGAACTAACTGGACTGAAGTTAATGATTTAAACACTGCTAGAGGTTTTGTATCAGCTGGCGCTGGAACTGCAACAGCAGCTTTAACAGCTGGAGGAAGCTTATCACCTGTTCCTGCACTAACAGAATTATGGAATGGAACCAACTGGACGGAAGTTAATGATTTAAACTCAGGTATATCAGGAAGTGGAGTTAGAGGTATTTCAACATCAGCTTTAAATGTTGGAGGTTATGATGGTGGTAGTCCAGGTCAATCAGCTAAAACAGAATCTTGGAATGGAACTAACTGGACTAATGAAAATAGTATGAGTGTTGCTAAACAAAATACAGGATTTAGTGGTGCAAGTAATTCTTCAGGATTAGCTTTTGGTGGAGCACAACCAGGAGGGTCACCTGCAGGAACAGCAACTGAAGAATGGTTTGGTGACGGAACACTATCGGAGAATATAGACTAATGACAACATACAAAGAAATAAAAGGAACAGATATTACGGTCGTATCATCAGACCCATCGAATCCTGTAACAGGAGAAGTTTGGTATAATACTACGACTCAACAATTAAAAGGCTATCAACAAGTTTTAGGTAACGCATGGTCTACAGGTGGGAATGTTAATACTGCAAGACAGTTTTCTGCAGGTGCTGGAACACAAACTGCAGCGTTAATTTTTGGTGGTAGTAATGGATCAGATCAAGCCTTAACAGAATCTTATGATGGTTCTTCTTGGACTGAAGTTAATGACTTAAATACTGCGAGAATGAATTTAATTGGAGTAGGTACATCAACATCAGCATTAGCTGCAGGAGGAGGACCTCCTGCAATTGCAAACACAGAAACTTGGAATGGAACAAATTGGACTGAAGTAAATGATTTAAATCAAGTTAGACAACAAGCAGGTTCTTCAGGTGTTGCTATTACATCTGCTTTAATTTTTGGAGGTGTTATTGCTCTTCCCACTAGAACAGCTGAAGTAGAATCTTGGAATGGAACTAACTGGACTGAAGTTGCTAATTTAAATACTGGTAGAAGAGGTTTAGGAGGAGCTGGTGCATCGAACACAGACGCTTTAGCATTTGCTGGAGAAGATGGTCCTACTAATGCACGTGTTAATACAGAAGCTTGGAATGGGTCTGCATGGTATGCAGTAAATAATCTAAACACAGCAAGATATGGTATGCAGTCAGCAGGAATAGGAACTACTAGTACAGCTGCTTTGGCTGTTGGAGGAGCTCTTAATGATGGTAACGAAACAGCACTCACAGAATCATGGAATGGATCTCAATGGACAGAAACAAATGATTTAAACCTTGCTAGACAAGGAATGGGAGGAGCTGGTACATCATCATCCGCTATAGTAGCAAGTGGTTATGATGGTTCTGGTTATACAGCAGCCACAGAAGAATGGAACGCAAACATTGCTACAGGTGCCTGGATTACTGGTGGTAATTTGAATACTGCTAGGTTAGGTATAGCAGCTTCTATCAATGGAACACAAACTTCAACAATAGCATTTGCAGGAGGAGACCCTACGTCCGTAACTAAAAATGAAAATTATAACGGAACAACTTGGGCTGAAATAAATGATATGAATACTCTTAGAAGATCATTGTCAGGTGCAGGGGTTGCAACATCGGCATTAGCGATTGCTGGATATGAACCAACTTTTCGTGATATAGTTGAAAGTTGGAATGGAGCTGTTTGGACTGAAGTTGCAGATTTAAGTAATGTAAGAGCAGGAGGGGCTTCATCAGGTATTAGTAATACATCAGCTTTGGTATTTGGTGGTGGACCAGGAGCTCAAGCTGTAACTGAAAGTTGGAATGGATCAAGTTGGACAGAAGTTAACGATTTAAATACTGGAAGAGGTTCTCTTGGAGGTGTTGGTATACAAACGGCTGCTTTAGCATTTGGTGGATATAGTCCTCCTGTTACAGGAGCAACTGAAAGTTGGAATGGAACTAATTGGACTGAAGTAAACGATTTAAATGTTGCAAGGGTTACAGTAGTTGGTTCAGGAACAAATACCGCTGCTACAGCTTTTGGTGGCACAACAGATGGTTCTAATGGTATTAATAATGTTGAAAATTGGAATGGAACTAGTTGGATTGGTGCTCAAACATTAAATACTGCAAGAGGAAAATTAGCAGGATCTGGAGCAGTAGGAACAGCTGGTTTAGCTATTGGTGGTTCAACAAATGGTTCAACAGATGGTAACTTCACTGAAGAATGGTACGGCGACGGTAAACTTACAGAAACGTTTACTACTAGTTAAGGGTTGATATATATTTAAGATAGTATATATAAGAGACAACTATAAAGGATAAAGAAATGACTGAAAAAAAAGACGTAAAAGATATTATACAAAAAGAGGAAACTCATTTAAATAATTTATTAGAGCCACAAGACCTTACCGATTTTAAAGGTATGGTAGACGAGCTTAGAGACACTTGGACCAAGAAACAAATGTTTCGAACAGAAACAGAAGCAAGATTTTCTGTATTACAAGACAATAGATACCCAACTAAAGCTGCAAAATACTGGCAGTGTGTTAGAGAACAATCATCATACTTAGATAACTTAATGACACTATCGTTTGATTATAGAAGAAACGAAGCAAAAATTAAATGGTTAGAAGGTAAAATAGAAACTGAAAAAGATGAATACAAATTAACTAAATATCAAATAGATATAGATGAATGTAGATTTGCAAAAGCTTCTATGGAGAAAGTTGCAAAACATAGAATGAGAGAAATTAAAATGTGGTCTAAGTTAAAGAAAGAATTTAACGATGGATCGTTTAATGACAAAGATGTTAACCAACATCAACTAGAATCTTATGGTATGCAATATGCTGAAAAAGCAAGACAGCTTACAGAGAATTCTTCTGACACCGATAAGTTCAATGTTTTAGGTCAATTACAATCACTACAAAGAATTAGAAAATCTGGTGAATTAGAAAGTAGTTACAAAGAAAGAGAACAACTTGAACAACATGGAAAACCTAAAGTTTGATTTTGTATTCTTAGGTCAATCAATATTAAAGTATCAAGTACCATTAGATATTTTTTCTGCGATTAATCAAATATACGAACAAAACTTTAATAGACTTGAACCTGCTAATAAACAGTTAGTTGGTAAGATTGAGAATGAACATAGTTTATTTTATAATGGTCAAGATCAATCTAAGATGAAAAACCATAATATGTTGCCAAGAAATGTAACAGATTATTTTATGAATATATTTAAACACTATCTAGCGTTTAATAAAATTAGAGATTACGATACTCACCTTAATTCTATTTGGGTTAATGAAATGAAAGCACATGAATATAATCCTGCACATATTCATAGAGGTATGTTGTTTACAGGTTTATCATCTGTAATGATTTTAAAACTACCATCAACATATGGTAGAGAATATTCTAATGCAGAGGTACCACAAAATGGTAGACTGCAAATACTAGGTGCAAGCAATGGACAGTTTGCAAAAATAGATTACCAACCACCAATGGACCTTAGAGATTTTTATGTGTTTCCATATGATATGAGACACTGTGTTTATCCTTTTAATGGAACGAATGAGACAAGACGAACACTAGCTGCTAACTGTGATGTACAGTTTGACCCTATTAGAAATAGAGGAGCTGTATAATGGATGGACAATATTTAGTTCGAGATGATCATATAGGTATATTTAAAAACTTTTTGTCAGATCAATTAATAGAAGATTATATAAAGTATTTTAATAAGTGTGAGCAACACGGTGCTGTGTATCCAAGAGATGAAGATGAATTAATGGTATCGGATAAAGGAATAGATACTATACGACAAGGACTTAATGTTGCTATGACTTATAGTAATAAACCTTTTATAGATTTGTTTTTTAAAGAAGTGTATCCTTTGTATGTTCAAAAATATTCTTATTTAAAAAAACTAGCAACTCACAACATACTAGAAGTTAAAATACAAAAGACTAGAGTTGGAGAAGGTTATCATACTTGGCATTGTGAGAATGCAGAAATGAAAGCAAGAAATAGAATACTAGCTTTTATGGTATATCTAAATGATGTAACAGAAGGTGGAGAGACAGAATTTTTATATCAAAAGTGTAGGTTCAAACCAGAAAAAAATACATTATTAGTTTGGCCTTCACAATTTACACACATTCATAGAGGCAACCCACCTCTATCAAATGATAAATATATAATAACGGGATGGATAGAGTACGGATATTAGTATGATAACAGAACCACGTTGGAGATCTTTTATAGTAGAGACTACACAACCTATATTTACACCTGAACAATGTAAAATGATTATTCAAGCTGGACGTGCGGAGCCTAAACAAGACGCATCTGTTGGAGCAGGAGACAAAGGAATTAAAGGTGGAGTTGTAGATACTAAAACTAGAACCTCACACATTAGTTGGATACCATTTAAAAAAATGGTTGACATGTACAAAGACATAGAACGTATTATGAAAACTACTAACGGTAATCATTTTGGTTTTGAAGGTATGCAGCTTACAGAACCTGCACAATACACAGAGTATCCTGAAGGAGGATTTTATGACTGGCATGTCGATAATGATGTGAACATGGCTTACGAACCACCTGTTAGAAAAATATCAATGACATGTCTACTTTC